TTACTCTTGAACCACGTTCAAGAAGAGCAACAGTTGTTCCAACAGCTGCACCTTGATTCATATCACCTACTTGCATATCAGCAATTGATGCAAATCTTTGAGCAGAACTAACACAAATACCCATTAAGGATAATAGAGTTTGGTCTGGTCCTTTAAATGGTAATTGCATAAATTGATCTTTAATATTTCCACCAGGAACGTCGACGTCTCTAAATTCTCCAGGTTGTAAAGGCTGTGCATCATCTCTCATTCTAACACCTCTAGTTTTAAAACCAGCAGGTAAGTTAGCTAAAGTTCCAGCGTCAAGAAGTTGTCTTAAGGCTACAGTTGCTGTACGTGTTAATCCACCAATCATGTGAATTAAACCTAAACCGTAAAAACCTAAACCTGGTAAAAATTTAAAATGTACAAAATAATCTTTTTTCTTTTTTAAAGGATCTTGTTCACCATAGTTTCTTCTAATAGATAAAATTTTACTATTGGCTTCAGCAATAGTTACAATGAAAGGTAGTTTGATTCCAGTGGGCTCACCATCTTCAGGGTTAACATCTTCATACCCATCCAAATCTATATCTATATGCATTTCTAAAATAGTATACATGTCTGCAGAACCATTCATTTGAATACCTTCTAGTTCTCTTTCTTTTTCTTTTAAGGCGTCTTCCTGTACTGGCGGTTCTCCCAAATCAATGTCTTTATAAAATCCATTGATTTGTTGTTTACGTAAATCATTTTCTGACATACGAATAACATGGATTACAGCTTCCGCATCTTCTAATGAGGTAGCAGAGTACGGCACGACTAAATCTTCAGCCGGGATAAATTTACTTACGGCTCTACCTAAAAGATCATCATAATAAACTTTTTTAAAAGTAGATCCTGATAGAGGTAAGTAAAATAACATTTGATCAAACTCAGGTTCATACTCTTTCATCTGATCCATAATTTGATAGTTCATAAAATCTTTAACTCTTTTAGATTGTTCTTCTTTAGCAACACTTGAGTCGCCCATAATTTGAGTTCTAACTGGACCATCTGCTGGTAATAATTCTTTGTAAGCTTGTGCTTGAAACTGGGTAACTGCCTCTGCAAGTACTGGGTGAGTAACTGACGCTGCTCCTCTAAAAGGTTCTGTTCTAGTTGTGTACTTAAATCCAAGTAAGTTTAAACCTTCTCTATAACTTTCAGCCCATTCTTGTCTGGACTCTTTATAATTTGCATATTTTTCCATTAACTCTGAAGCTAGTGGATCTAAAACATTATCTTCTAAAAAATCTGCTAAGTTAGCGTTGTGGTCTTCTCCTCCTTCGGGAGTCGCGGCGGATGGATCAAATTCTACTTCAGCCCCACCATCTTCATCCATAGTAATTTCTATATTACCATCTGCATTTTTACGTTCTTCTATTTCTTTTTTTTCCTCAATGATAACTTCCTCATCAGGGATTTCTAGAGTTGTAGTAGTATTGGGTAATGATTTATCTATTGTAGCCATATGCTATTCTATACCTTCTCTGTTATTGATTCAACACCTTCTTCGACCGTAGTGCTATCAGGAGTTTGTTTAACTGTCAAACTTTCAATTAATTCATTAAGCATTTTAGGGTCTTTTTTTTCATTAAGAGGCATTGGGTTTTCTCTGGCCCATTGTTTTATTTCTTCTTGTGTTGCAATCGGGTCATCTGGAGTTATTCCTACTTTAGGATCATATTTAACTATTTGTTGAATGTCTGGGTTAAATTTAATATGAAGCATTATTCTCCGCCACCATAATCTTCTGTACTGGCTCCAGCGTAATTTCCTTGACTATCGTTATAGGAATCTTGAGTAGCCTGATCAGCCCCACCTTGACCATAATCTTGATATCCTTTAGCTTCAATTTCTTTTTGGGCTCTTTTAAGTTGTTTTTCTACAAGTCTTTCTTCTTTTAGTTTTTCACCTAATTCAAATTTTCTTTGTGCTTCTTGAATTGCTTTAATTCTTGCTCTACTAATATCTGTTTGAGCTATTTTTCTATTTCTAATACTATCTATTCTTTGTTTAAATGTTTCCGGAGTCATTCTTGATAAATTATATCCTGCCATAACATTATCTCCAGATTCGTCATCATAATTTCCTGTTGAAATAATCTGTCCAATATCATTAACTTGAATTCCTAAATTACCCATCATATTTTCTTGAATAGCTCTTTGATTAACAGGCATCATAGATCCTATTCCTTTAGTTACGTTTTTTAACATTCCAAAAGGAGTGCTGTTTGAAATTAAATTTACTACAGGATTATCCATTAAACCTGTTAAACCTTGTTTAACTTTTGCAAACATACTTTGTTTACCAATTTGATTACTTGTGTCCGTTGGCATATCTCCATAGTAAGCACCACTTAAAGATGTTTCATTTGCAAATGGATCATTGATACCCATAGAGGTTAATTGTCTATTTCTTATATCTGCTTCATTAGCTGCACCTACTCTTGGATCTACTTTAAATGATTTAATAGAATTTGGATCTGGATTATAAGGACTAAAATTATCTCCACCTTGATAACCTAATTGTTGAACTACTTGTGGTGTATCTGGAGTTGAATCTGGTGGTGCAGCATTGGCATCATAGTAACCTAACATTGATAATTGATTTTGAATAGTTGCATCATCATGTCCACCTCGTTTCATAGAGTTATAAACATTCATACCTTGTGCATCTAATGTATCCCACCAATTAGAACCTTGGTTATAGTTTACTCGACCGCCGTCTTGAAAAGACATTCCATATTGAAATCCTATATTTTTATTTTTATCAAAATCTGTGTCTGCACCAAAAGTTAAATCTCCTTTGAGTCCAAAAGGATTTTCAATAGTTTTTGCAACACGTGCATTAGTATTTTCAAAATCTGTATTTATATTTCCTGTGTAACCGTCTTTACTAAATCCTATTCCTAAATTTTTTTGATCTTCAAAATCTGTATTAAATTGACCACTAAAAGTTCCATCATCATAGTTAACATCTAAATTTTTATTTTTCTCATTGTCTATATAACCTCTAAGACCTAAATCACCCAACATAGCATTAACTTCTATATCTCCAATTAACTCATCTTGTTTTAAAGTGTTAATAGCATCTAACATTGATCTTACTTTAAAATTGTTACCTAAACTAGTATCTACTCCTACAATACCAGTTGGTAGTGTAGAATTTAAAATTGGATTATTTTTATATTCAACTACTGGTGCAAAAGTTACTGAAGTACGAGGAGGAGAATTATTATCTCTTCCTGTTACTCTGTTATTATTATCAGTCTGTTGTTGATTTGATCTATCGTCTGCAGGTGCTGTGCTACCATATCCGCGGTCCGCTCTTTCCTGAGCTCTATCTGTTGCTCCCATATCGGCACCACCTCCTCTGAAACTTTTTCTTTGCATCATAGAACCTACACCACCGCCGTTGGCAAAAACAACTTTTCCTGTTTCAGGAACTAACTCTTGATACTGTGTATACGTTGCACTTTCTGGATTAGAGAAATCGTCTATACCAATATTATTTAATCTAGTTTCTTCTTTTGCTTTATTCATTGCATCTGCAAAAGATACATCTTGATTAGTTAGAGCTCTAGCTCCTTCAGTTATATATTGATAACCACCTGCTAATCCTTTTGCTAAACTAGGATTTATACCTGGAAATCTTGCCATAAAGTCAAGTCCGCCTAGTTGATGATAGTTTGGTATTGTATTATTAAATTTTAATTGATCTGTAAAATTGTCATGGTTATTAAATTTTTTAAAAAAATTAAATGTAGGTTGTAAAGAACCTTTGTAAGAAATATTTTTTTTAACTTTAGGTGGCGGTGTATTATTATTTCCTCCGCCTCCATAAGTTTGATTAGGATTTGTATTACCACCATAATTACCACCAGATGATGCTCCACCTGCCGGTCCTTGATTGGTAGATGATTTACTAGAACTTTTTGCACTACCTGGAGCACCACTACCACCTTGGTATGATCCTCCGCCTCTGAAACTTTTTCTTTTGGGTTCCATCATAGAACCTACGCCACCACCGTTGGCATATTCCATCATACCGCCGTCCGCTCTTTTAGGTCTTATAAATCTTTTATAACCTTGATATTTTTTAGAAGCATCATAATTTGGATCATTGTCTTGTCTAATTTTTCCTTCTTTTCTTAATCTTCCTATAATTCTTCCTCTTCCACTTGCATAATTTCCTGTTGCATTAGGATCTGAATAATTTCCTTTTTCTTTATTTAATTCTTCAAGAACCATATCTTTTGTAGAACCTGATTCTGATTCAGTTACTTCTTCTTCACTAACTTCCTCACCATCATCTGATTCGTTTTTAAGAATATTAGCCAGGCCTTGTGCAGGCATGATCATATTAAAAATTTTTTGAGATTGTTCTGGATTTTCTTCTATGTACTCTTCAACTTTGTTTGAGAGTATATCTATTCCTGCAGCAGTTGCTACACCACTAACTACTATTCCCGCTGCTTCTGCAAATGAAACTAAAAGAGGTATTGCGGCTAATGCTGGCATATTTTTATCCGTTAATAATAAGTTCTGTTGTGTGGTATTGAAGGTTCGTCTTGTTCATCTTCAGGGTGACTTATAAAACCACCTTGTCGAAACCTCATTACCGCTTGTGTCATACTATCCACCAAATCATCATGGTCTCCATAAGGAAATGCTGCACACTCTTCAATCACCTCTTCCGCGAATTTTTCGTCAGGCGCCCAAATCTGTCCACTCTCAAAGAGAGGTGACACGGCGTTAACCCTAGCATGTTTATCGTTACCTTTACTAGGAGTGAAGTTTATAACAGGTATGCCCATTTTACGCAACTCATAAGTTAGGGGTAGTCCCGAAGCCTTAGCCTCCACGACCACCGTTTCTGGTTTCCAATAGTCATACTGTTCTTTAGCCTTTTTACGTAGCTCAGGAAATTCTAGTCTTTCCTTTACCGCATCGAGGAGAATTAAATTCGGAGCGCTGTCGATGGATTCTTGGAATACTCCCCAAGTAGTAATTGCAGAATAGTCAGCTGTTTCTTTTTTAAGAAAAGCTGTATCATAAGATTGGATGACATGTTGTAATTTTGGAATATAATCTCTATCCCATTTTCGCCACCATTCTCTTTTGATTAGTGAGCCTTCTTCAGACGTTGGGTTTTGCATCCACTGCGCGTTCCACTTACCAAGTGATAGTGATGCTTTAACACCTTCTAATTCATCGAGTTTCCAATACTCAGGCCAGACAGGTTTATTACTAGGCAGTATTGCCGGAAATTCTATCAGCTCCCACTTATCTGATTTTAAACTTTTTTGAGATTTAAGTAACATCCCGGTTAAGTCTTTCATATTCCATCTAGTCATTACAAGTACAATAGCTCCTCCGGGTTGTAGTCTTTGTCTCGGACCTGATGTATACCATTCATAAGCACGTTCCATCGAAGACATGTTAAGTGCATCTTGCTCAGAGTGAGGATCATCAATAATAAGTAAGTCCGCTCCACGGCCCGTTATGGCAGAACCAACACCCGCTGCATAATATTCTCCACCTTGTGCAGTCTCCCATTTACCCGCGGCTTGGCTGTCTTCTCTTAGTCTGGTCTCGAATACTTCTTTGTATTCCTGGGAGTCCATTAATGTTTTAGCTTTACGTCCAAAGCGGATCGCGAGTTCTGTGGTGTGGGTCGATTGGATAATTTTTAAATTAGGTCTACGTCCAACCATCCA